AATGCATTAGCAGCCGCAGGTTACGGCACTGATAAAGCTATCTTTGGTTATGGTTATGACCAAACATCTGGTAATCCACTAAGTATGACTAATCTAGTATCAAATGCAGGTATAGTAGCAAATGATGTTACCGGTGTCGGCACTGCTAGATATAATCTTGGAGCCGCAACATATGGTTTGGATAAAGCTATATTTGGATATGGTAGGACTGGATCATCCAACACCGCAATAACTAATCTAGTATCAAACGCAGGGGTAGTTGCGACTGACACTGCAGGGGTTGGTACAGCAAGACAGTTAGCTGAAGCCGCAACATATGGTACTGACAAAGCTATATTTGGTTATGGTGCTACTAGCGCCGGAGGTTTTACTGTAGTATCAATGACCAACCTAGTAAGTAATACAGGTGTAGTTGCTACTGATACAACAGGTGTTGGTACTGCTAGATATAGTTTAGCAGCCGCAGGTTATGGAACTGATAAAGCTATATTTGGATATGGAAACGGACCGGTATCAATGACCAACTTAGTATCAAATACAGGCGTTGTTGCTACAGATACTACAGGTGTTGGTACTGCTAGGAGTCAGTTAGGAGCCGCAACTTATGGTACTGACAAAGCTATTTTTGGATATGGTGCCGCCGGCGGTGCTGTATCAATTACTAACCTAGTATCAAACACAGGTGTAGTGGCCACAGATACTGCAGGTGTTGGTACTGCTAGATATGACTTAGCGGCCGCAACTTATGGTCTAGCATAATAGGTTACAACACTATAGTTTCCTGATAAATACACTATCAGGAAACAAATATGACCGCAAATATATTAGCTACACCATCAGGCTTAACGCTAGACGAATTAAAACAAGCATTATTCCAAAACGTTAGATATCGTTTAGGTGACGGCATTATTGATTTAGAGCTAGACCCGCAACACTATGAAGCGGCATATAACTATGCCATCAAAGTATATCGTCAACGGGCACAAAACTCTACAGCAGAATCATACACTCTTTTCACAGTAGAAAAGAATGTAGATACTTATACACTTCCTAGTGAGTTTATTAATGTACGTTCTATCTTTCGTAGAACAGTTGGTCTAGAAACAGGTCCATCAAGTAGTTCATTTGATCCATTTAGTTCAGCTATTCTAAACACTTATTTGTTAAACTATAACTATGCAGGTGGTATGGCAACATATGACTTTTATGCAGGTTACGTTGAACTAGCTGCCAGAATGTTTGGTGGATATGTTATCTATACATTTGATCCGGTTACCAAAGTATTACGTATTGTGCGTGATCCAAAAGGATCCGGAGAACGTATATTGATTTGGGCTGATGTACAAAGAACACAAGAAGTTTTGTTGCAAGATCCAGGTGCCGGTGTATGGATTGGTGATTGGGTATTTGCCGTATTAAAAGGTATTATTGGTGAAGCACGTGAAAAGTTTGCTAGTATCGCAGGTCCAGGAGGCGGCACAAGTTTAAATGGTGCGGCAATGAAGGCTGAATCCAAACAACTTCAACAAGAACTCATTGAAGAACTAAAACGATATGTAGATTACAGTCAGCCATTGACTTGGGTACAAGGTTAACCTAAACAATTTACATTACAACACTCCTGTAGTACAATATGTATTACAGGAGTTACCATATGATTATAGGTGTTACCGGTTTAATTTCGAGCGGCAAGGACACAATTGCCGACTATCTTTGCACATTTCACGGGTTCAAACGTGTTAGTTTTGCGGCAAGTTTAAAAGACGCAGTATCAGCCGTCTTTGGATGGAATAGAGAATACTTGGAAGGTTCAACTAAAACAAGCAGAGCATGGCGAGAACAAAAAGACGAATGGTGGAGTGACCGACTAGGTATGAATATTACCCCAAGATGGGTATTACAATACTGGGGAACAGAAGTATGTCGTAATAACTTCCATAGTGATATTTGGGTAGCAAGTGTAGAGAATAAACTACGTCAAACTGATGAAAACATTGTGATTACAGATTGTCGTTTTGTTAATGAAGTCAATTCAATTAAAAGTGTAGGTGGAATCACTATGCGAGTTAATAGAGGTGAACGTCCAGTTTGGTATAGTGCCGCAGTAGACTATAATAATGAGCCTGAGGGTAGTGAACAAAGATTAAAAGCTATGGTAGAGTTAGGAAACTATAGTGTCCATGCTAGTGAGTATAGTAGTGTTGGATTATTGTATGACCATTATATTGATAATAACGGTTCTATTGATGACTTACATAAGCAAGTTAACTCAGTGGTCAACCTGTAAGTCTCCTCGTTTCCAAGTAACTTCTTTCTTTTTAACTACTTCTACACAGTTAAGACAGATGCTACGCAGATTAGACATTTCTGCGTTATCTAAGTTGCCGTCAATATGAAAGACTGTAATTTGACTAGTAAATAAACTCTTAAAGCCGCATAAATCACAAGCGGCTTTTTTCTTATAACCTTTACTCTTCCATTTAGGAGTGCGAGGTTTAAGTTTGTTTTTCCTTCTACCACATTCGTCACACATACTACGATAATGGGTGACTTCACCACGCTTATAATTAATAGCGCAGAAATTCTTTTCACAGGTAGAACAGATTGGTCTCATAGTCTATTTACTCTATAAACCTTCGAAGGCACGGATAATGGATCTTTTTTGAAGTATTAGATAAATATTAATATGCAATCAGGTGGTAAACCTCAAAATTTTACATAAAGGAAACATAAAATGGCATTAACATCTCCAGGCGTAGAAGTATCAATCATTGACCAAAGTCAATATTTACCAGCGCCCACAAATTCCGTCCCACTAGTGGTTCTTGCTACGGCACAGAATAAAGCTGACGCATCTGGTACAGGTGTAGCGGCGGCAACAACAGCGGCAAACGCAAACAAATTATTCCAAGTTACAAGTCAAAGAGATTTAGTAAACTTGTATGGTACTCCATTCTTCTATACAACGACAAATGGTACACCAATTCAAGGTTATGAACTTAATGAATACGGCTTGTTGGCTGCTTATTCAACATTAGGTGTGACAAATCGTTGTTACGTTCTACGTGCTGATATCGACTTAGCTAGCTTAGTAGGTCAAACAGGTCGCCCAACTGGGAATCCAGCTAGCGGCACATATTGGTTAGATTCTACTACAAGCAGTTGGGGTATCTATGAATTCAATGCTACAACTGGAAAATTTGCATTACAAACTCCTATTGTCATTACTGACAGTGCTGATTTGACTGCCGGTGTTCCAAATAATAGCATTGGTTCAGTGGGTGAGTATGCAGTTAATGCTATACAAATTACTGGTAATCCAGTAAGCACATCAGATAAAACATATTTTTATAAAACAACTACTAATGCTTGGACAAGATTAGGTGGCCCTGTTTGGAGAAATGATACACCGGCAGTACAAGGTACTAATTCACCTACAACCTTGACTGCAGGTGAGTCATTCACAATGAGTGTATCTGGAATTTATTCCGTAACTATTACAGTTCCAGTAGCCCCAAATAATACTGTTGATGGTGTGGCTACTGTAATTAATAATTTAGGTTGGACAGATGTAACTGCAGAAGTTCGTAGTGGTAAATTATGCATCTTCTCCAATCAATTAACAACATTAGGTATTGCTAATTCATACTTAACCTTAACAGAAGTTACTCCTGGTGCATTGGCTGATATGGGTATTGATTCTACTACGTATTACCAACCTCTTCTTGTATACGGTACGTCTGCTCAAATGCCATTATGGTCAAGTAGTCAATCAGAACCTCGTCCAACTGGATCAATTTGGATTAAAGTTGGTGCATCTGGTAATGGTTTAAATCCATCAATGTCAGTATTCAACGGTGCTACACAAACTTGGAATGCTAAGAATGTGGGATTATACGTTAGTGACTGGTCAGCTAGTGCAAGTCTAGATGCAACCGGTGGTCAAGCTATTCCAGCTGGAACTATTTATTCGCAATATAATTATAATGGGTCGGGTGCTACTGCTCCAATTTACTTCTGGGAGCGTATTGCAACAGGACCTACCGTAATCACAGGAGATAATACTTCTCCTACTTTCAACTCTGGTCCATATCGTATGAATGTATTTGTACCTATTGCGGGTACTACAACTTTAAGTAATGCGTATAATATAACAGTTGCAGATAATAGTGATGCGACTGATTTTGTAACAGCATGGTCGGCAGCAGGTATTCCAAATACTACAGCTATAGTAACTACTGATGGTGCAATTCAAATTACGCACACTGAGGGTGGAGAAATTATTATGGATGACACTGTTAATAGTTCATTTGTCTCAACTGGTGTATCTAACGGATTAATTGTTGAGGCTGGATTTACTATTGGTGTAACTACTGGTGTTAAATATGGACCTACAATTCAAGCAACATTTACAGGGGCTCCTAGTACTAGTGCTACTGGTACTGGTGCTACGATTAATGTTGTAACCTCATCTGGTGCTTATGTTTTAGTAGGTGATGGTGTGGCGGCTACTGGATCGGGATATACTATTGGAGATATCATTAGTGTTGACGGTGTAGAATTAGGCGGACAGTCAGGAGTCAACGATTTAGATGTTAAGGTTACTGCTGTGTCTACTGGTGCAGTGACTGCAGTTACATATATTTCAGGTACTCCTCCTATAGCGTTTCAATCACAGTTAAGTAACTGGGTTGAATTTACTTATATTTCAAGTGACAGCGATCCTGTAGTGGCTCCTGCAGATAACACTAACTGGTTCTATAGTGTAGTTGATCAAGTTGATATTATGATTAACTACAATAGTGCTTGGTATGGTTATGGTTTGCGTGATTATGATAGTGATGGATTCCCCTTACCTAGTGGAACAAACGAAACTGATCCAAATGGTCCTATAATTTCTGCAAGTACACCAACTGTTCAAAGTGACGGTACAGCTTTAGTATATGGTGATTTGTGGATTAATACTGGTGATTTAGAAAATTACCCAGTAATTAGTCGTTGGCAATCAGTTAACAGTACTGATCAATGGGTACTAATTGATAACACTGACCAAACAGGTAGTACTGGTGTATTATTTTCTGATGCTCGTTGGGCCACAAACGGTACAACAAGTCCAGTAGATGATCCTATCCCAACAATCGTATCATTGTTAGCTAGCAATTATTTAGATTTAGATGCTCCTGATGCAAGTTTATATCCATCAGGTATGTTATTGTTTAACACACGCCGTTCAGGTTATAATGTAAAGCAGTTCAGAACAAACTATTTCAATGGTACGGATTTCCCTGATGAGTCTTTGCCAACAGAAACAGATGCTTGGGTAACAGTAAGTGGTTTACAAACTAATGGTGCTCCATATATGGGTCGTAAAGCACAACGTGCTATGGTTGTTCAGTCATTAAATGCCGCAGTTGCAACTAATACTGCAATTCGTGATGAAGATAACTTCTTCAACTTGATGGCTACTCCTAACTATCCTGAACTACAACCTGCAATGATTGCGTTGAACGCAGATCGAGGTGAAACTGGTTATATCTTAGGTGATACTCCAATGCGTTTAGCTGATAGTGCTACTGATATTCAAGCTTGGGCTACTAACGAAGCCGGTGCATCTAGTACAGGTGAACAAGGTTTAGTAACACGCAATACATATATGGGTCTATTCTATCCAAGTGGCTTAGCAACAGACTTGTCAGGTAATCAGGTAGCTGTTCCTGCTTCATATATGATGTTGCGTACATTCTTACGTAATGATACTGTAGCTTATCCTTGGTTAGCGGCAGCTGGTACACGCCGTGGTACAATTGACAATGCATTAAGCATTGGTTATGTTGATGGTGCGACCGGTGAGTTTACTCCAATTAAGACACGCTTAGGTATTCGTGATGTATTGTATACCAACTTCATTAATCCATTAGTGTTCTTTACTGGTGTTGGTTTATTGAACTACGGTAACAAGACAAGCTTTAACAGTTCAAGTGCGTTAGATAGAACTAACGTTGCTCGTTTGATTGCTTACATACGTAGACAGTTGACATTGGCAGCAAGACCGTTCGTATTCGAACCTAATGATGCACTAACACGCAATCAAATCTCCGGTGTTGTAGAAACATTGATGGTAGATTTAGTTGCAAAACGCGGTCTATATGATTATATTGTAGTTTGTGACGATAGTAACAATACTCCAGCAAGAATCGATAGAAATGAATTGTGGATTGACGTTGCAGTTGAGCCTGTTAAGGCAGCTGAATTCATCTATATCCCGGTTCGTATATTGAACACAGGCGAGCTCGGTGGACAATAATAAAATTTGATACCCCGAAAGGGGTATCAAATTATAAAGATAAATATTAATAACAGGAGAAAAAAATGGCAATAGCCTCACAATCATTGTTTAACATGACCGTAGCATCGGATAATGCTGGCGGAAATCAGGGCTTGCTAATGCCCAAACTACAATATCGTTTTAGAGTTAATTTTCTAAACTTCGGTACTAATAACGCTACTAATGAATTAACTAAACAAGTTATTGACGTAACACGTCCATCAGTTAGTTTTGGCGAAATTAATATCCCTGTTTATAACTCTACTATGTATTTGGCAGGTAGACACGAATGGCAACCTCTAACAATCAACGTTAGAGATGATGCAACAGGTAGTGTTTCCCAATTAGTAGGTCAACAATTACAGAAGCAAATGGACTTTGTTGAACAAGCATCAGCCGCATCAGGTCAAGATTATAAGTTTCAAACAAACATTGAAATTTTAGACGGTGGTAATGGCACAAGTGTTCCTATCGTTTTAGAAACTTGGGAATGTTATGGTTGCTTCTTACAAGCCGCTAACTATAACAATTTAGCATACAGTTCAAATGAAGTAGTAACAATACAAATGTCAATACGTTTCGACAATGCTGTTCAATCACCATTGACTGCGGGTGTTGGCACGAGTGTTGGCCGTACACTTGGATCAATAGCTACAGGTATTGGTTCTTAATATATTTTAATATATTAAATGTCTGGATTTTTTCAGAATTTACTAACAGACGCTGCCGGAGGATTCTTCGGCAGCGATTACCTTCGTGATTACACTCACGCTAGTAAGACTTTCAGACCCAATGCATATCAATATGCACCTAAATTCAAGTTCCTATTCCATGTGTATTTTGAAATCAATCAAAGTGCATATGCAGTAGGTTTGCCACAAGGTGCAAACTTTGGTTTAGCTGTTAAATCTGTAAAATTACCTAGTTATTCATTTGATACACATCAGTTAAATCAATACAATCGTAAACGTATTGTACAAACAAAAATAAAATATGACACAGTAGATATTAATTTTCATGATGATAATGGAAACTTAATACGTAACTTGTGGTATAATTACTATACATATTATTACAAAGATGCTAGTAAGCCAGTTGTAACAGTATCCGGAAGACAAGCTCTTACCGGCGGCACCAATCCTAACAATGCAAACTATAATGTTAGAAACATATATGCACAGGATATAACAGGTGATACTGACTGGGGTTATATAGGTGAAACATCGGATACTCCGGCAACTAACATTCAAGCTGCCAATGGTCAAACTAAAGTTCCATTCTTTAAAAACATTACTGTGTTTGGTTTTAATCAACACAATTACGTAGCATATACTTTAATTAATCCTATGATTAATAAATTTGCACACGATACATACAACTATGCTGAGGGTACTGGAACAATGGAAAATACAATGACATTGGATTATGAAACTGTTAAGTATTTTCAAGGTGCTATTAGTGGTAAAGAACCTAGTAATATTATTGCTGGCTTTGGTATTAATGATCATTATGATAGAGTTACTAGTCCTATTGCTAGACCCGGAAGTCAGGCTAGTATTTTAGGTCAAGGTGGTTTAGTAGATGGTGTTGGTGGATTTATTAATGATTTGTCGGGCCCTAATACAAACATATTAGGTGCTATACAAAAAGCAGGAACTACTTACAATACTCTTAAAAACATTAATCTTAAACAAGCTATTAGGAGTGAAGTAACAACAGGAATTACTAATGCCATTATGAATCCTGTAAATAATACTGGTAGAAATGTATTGTTTAATCTTCCTATATTTGGTGCAGGACCAAATCAATATCAACAAGCAAATGGTAGAAACGTAACTCCTCCTCCTATAAATAACTAATATAGGAACATAATATGGCAAGAATTATAGATGAACGTACATCAACTGACTTAACTGTCAAAGTATTTGATGATTTTTACTCATTTAATATGGTAGTAAATGGTAATGAATTTGATATCGTTAACGGATATTTTAAAACGATATGTGGTACTAAAGCAATTGCTGGCAACTTTACTGCTTTTTTATTTAGAATATCACAAGAGACAGGTATCCCTGTTTTAGATTTATTAGGTCAAATTCAAGGCACTAATAAATTACAAATGAATCAAGTTATATCATATTACCTTAATAGTTTTAAATCTAAAACTAGTTTATATGGTGTAAGCACTATACCACAATCTAATCAACCAGTCGCACGTAATATCGTGCAATAATCATGGCAAAGTTTGCTCAAGGCACATTCACTCCAAAGAATGCTCAAAAATATGTAGGTAAACATACACCTAGATATCGTAGTGGATGGGAACTTACTTTTATGACATTCTGTGATACTAACAAAAATGTATTATATTGGGCTAGTGAAG